GCTGCAGCCGATGCAACGGCTGTTCCGACAAATATTGCCATCAAAAATGATAATAATATTCTTTTTAAAGTTTTCATTTTATTTTAAGATTTTAAATTACTAATTTATTTTAGGCTCAAAACCGTATTCGGCTTTGTATAACTTTACATATTCATCGGGTTTGTTTTCTCTTATGGAAAGTTTTTCTTCGTCCGAATAATCATCCCACTTTTTGTCTTTTTTTTCCGGGATGTTTCTTTTTTTTAGAACTGCCGACAAACGAATATCTTCGTTATTGCTTTCGTTTTCTTTTTCAAATTTGCTTTCAAGAACTTCAACGGTTTTTTTGGCAAGTTCAAAATCTGTTTTTGCGAGCTTTTCAATATGCTCTTTATTGTCATCGGTAACTGCTTCCGATTTTAACAATTCGGAAACTCGTTCGTTTTGCAGTTTCAAAGCTAATTCACTGTTTTCTTTTTCAGATGCCTGAAGTTCCGAAATCTTTGCAAGTATTTCAGTTTCGGTCGCATCTTCTTTTAATCCGAGTTTTAATGCTAAAAGTTTCATATCTGTTTTTTGATTTAATGTAGGTATTATTGTATTACTGCCTTCGCTTGACAAATCAATTATTTGTCCGTCATTTGCGTATAATCTTACTGCATTTGCGTTTGAACCTATGTCAACAATTGATGCTTCAACCAATTCTGATTTAACGAGTGTTGCTCTTGTTTGCCCGGGTTTAAGGTATTTTTCTTCATCGGAAACAGTAATCGGAACTAATCCGGGTGATGCCATACGAATAAAGTTGCCTTCAACTTTATTTTTAATTTTTACGGCAAATTCGTCTTTTTCGTCAAATACGGCTTCTGCCGTTATTGATTTATTTCCGTTTATTGTTTCGGTTTTAATATCCTCCCATCTGCCGATAGGAAGCATTTGTTCGTCTTTACTGTCCCAACGTGAAGGACGTTGGTGCATCCAATACATAACAGGGTTTTTCTTAAACCTTTCGAGAGAAATACCCGAAACAAGAACCCAAAAACCTCTGTCAACTATTGTTTCGTCTATAAGAACAAATCGCATTTTTAATTTTTAAAATTCATACAAACTTATCTTTCGTAAAAGTTGCTTCCAAATTTCAATAAAAGGTTTAAGCCTTTTGTTGTAAGGGTTTTATGTTTTATTGAAAATAAGTTCTTTTTTATAAACCTTTGCTTAAAAGATATTGATATGAGTTATACGATTATAGATCCGGAAAGAATTAAATCTTGGATATTTGACCGTAGAGTTAAAAAAGCAATCAAAAAAGCAAACAAACTTCAAAAACTTACAAAATCAAAGTTTGTGGTATTAATTGTCGGCGGCAAACCTGAGATTTACAGAAAAACAGATTTACGAAAACTTATCAATATGCGTGTTTTCGGAAAAACGAAACTTGAAGATTTACTTAAAAAAACTGTTCATATAACAACAACATAATGGCAAAAGAAAGAGAAAGAAAAACAGCAAGAATTCTCTATGTTGAGCAGGGAAAAACAGCAAAAGACATTGCAGAACTTCTTAACGTGTCGGAAAAAACCGTATCAGCATGGGTTAATAAATATGCATGGAAAGCTGCAAGAACGGCACGCATTACAAACAAAGACAACCGCATTGAAAATATAAAGCAAATAATTGACGGTTTTGCACAAATACGTCTTGACCTTCAGAACGAACTTAACAAGCTTGTAAAAGAAAAAGGCGACAAAAAAGAGATTAACAACATCAGGCAAGAACTTGCACGCATTGACGCAGGCGTTGCAAACTGGAATAAAACTCTTGAAAATATTGACAAAAACAGCAGAATAACACTCTCGGAATATCTTTACGTCATGGACAGCATATTTGATGCAATGCGTGTTTTTGACACGGAACTTTATATGAAAACAATCACTTTTCAAGAAAAGCACATTAACGACATCAGCATAAAACTTGCTTAATGAAAAGAGTTGACAAAATAGCAAAAGAAAAATATCAGGCAAAGCTTGAACTCATAAAATCGGGAGCAAACTTCAATCCTTATGAAAGCAAGCAAGAGCAAAAAACACGTATAGAACATGCAAAAATAAACTTTGCTTATTTTGTTGAAACTTATCTCTCTCATTATATTACCGATGACGAAACAGACGAGATTATTAAATCTCCGGATTTTCATATATCTTTTGCAAAAAAGGTAAAAAAAGAAAAACGCATAAAAGCAATTATGCGATGGGCAAGAGCTCATGCAAAAAGTGTGCTTGCCGATTTATTTATTCCTCTTTGGCTGTGGATTAACGATGATATTCGTTATATGGTAATTATAGCAAATAACGAAGACAAAGCAAAAATACTGCTTTCTGACCTGCAAGCCGAGTTCTCGGCAAACGAGCTTTTAAAACACGATTTCGGTGAGCAACATAAAAGCGGAAGTTGGGAAAAAGGATACTTTATCACAAAAAACGGTTTTATTGCAAAGGCAATAGGAATGGGGCAGGACGTAAGAGGTTTAAGAATGAAAAGCCGAAGACCCGACTACATTGTTGCAGATGATCTTGAAGACAAAGACACTTTAAAGAACCCGAAACGGCAAGATGAAATTGCTAAATGGCTGCTTACTGCCGTTATTCCGACAATGGACGGTTTCAGAAGCAGATTTATCGTTGCAAACAATTTATTTGCTCCGAGAATGATACAAACAGTCCTTGAAGAAACAACGGAAGGTTGGTATATTAATCAAATTAATGCTTACGACCCTGTTACTTACGAGCCGACTTGGGAAGCAAAATACACTGCCGATTATTGGAAAGAAATTGAAAAAGAACTCGGAACAATAAATGCAAATGCGGAATATAACAACAAACCGCATATTGAAGGCAAGATATTTAAAGAGGAACAAATACAATGGGCTAAACGTCCGAGATTAAATCAATTTACAACAATTGTCGGACATTGGGATGTTGCCTATGCAGGCAGAAAAACATCCGATTACAATGCCGTTCGGGTTTGGGGACTTTACAAAAAAGACTTTTGGTATCTCAACAGTTTTGTTAAGCAAACAAAAATGAAAGATGCCGTTATTTGGATGTGCGAATTTCAAATATCATTACCCAAAACAGTGCTTGTAAAATGGCGTTTTGAAGCACAATTCTGGAATGATGAAGTTGAAAGAACGATAAGAGAAGTTGAAGAACATTACGGTATTAAATTGAATATAGTAAAAGTTCAAGTTGCAAAAGTTAAAAAATACGAGCGTATTCTTAAACTGCAACCGTATTATCAAAACGGCAGAATTTTCTACGATAAAGATAAAAAAGCACATGCCGACACACAAACAGGATTGCAACAACTTTACGGAATAGAACCCGGATATAAAACACATGACGATGCTCCGGATGCCGATGAGCAGGCAATAAGTTATCTCGAAACTTATATAAGAACATCCCGATTTAAACCGAGAACGGGAAAAATGATTAAAAAATCAAAAAGAGGCTGGAAATGACATTTTTAACACCTGACGATTTCTTAATGAAAATGTCGGAAGACATAAGAAATCAAATTACGGACACAAACGATGCAATACTTGACGATGCCGAAATACATGCAACGGCAATAATACAAGATGCATTTTACGATAAATACGACCTTGATGCCGAATTTGCAAAAACGGGAGACGAAAGACATCGTAACCTGCTCCGTTGGATGCTGAATTTAACGGTATATTTTATTTACGAACGTATCCCCGATACGGAAGTTCCGGAACGTGTCGTAAAAAATTATGACGATACCGTTGCCGAAATTAAAGCAATTGAACAGGGTAAAAGAAATACATCACTTACAAAGCTGATAAGAGAAGATAATTTAAGAAAAGAAACAAACTTCCGGTGGGGAAGTAACGAACCGAGAACGCATAATCCTTACTAAAATGAAAATATTAGGTTTTAATATACCCGGAAAGAAAACGGTTGAACTTGCAAAAGATAAAAAGCAAGAGGACGTAAAAAAACAAAACAGACGAAAACTGTCAAAAAAAATACTTCTGCAAAGACGTGTTAATGTAGATGTTGAGATGGAAGAGTTCATTCAAGCCGTTGAACTTGCAAAAGATATAGAACGCCCGGACCGTAAACCGCTTTATGCGATATACGAAAAAATAATAGACCGTGATGCTCATTTACGTTCACAGTTGAGAACCGCACACTTTACGGTTCAGCAATCAGATTTTCAAATCCTGAAAGACGATAAAGAAAACAAAGAGCTTAAAAAATTATTTGAGACATCTTGGTTTACTGATTTTATTACCTATGCCGTTGACCAAGAGTTCTGGGGACACTCTTTGGTTGAGTTCGGCGAGCTTACGGAGAACCTTTTTAAAGACGTAACACTTATTGACAGATTTCACGTTATACCGGAATATCAAAAAGTGCTTGAAGAAACAACCGATGATATTGACGACGGTATTTTTTACGGAAATACACTTAATAATTGGTTTCTTATCGAAATAGGTCCGAAAAGAGACCTCGGATTATTACTTACCGCATCCGTAGAAATAATATATAAGAAGAACTCACGTAACGACTGGTCGGCATTTAATGAACGTTTCGGAATGCCTTTACTTTCCGTTACAACCGACACAAGCAATGAAGACGAACTCGATGAACTCGAAAATATGGCTGCAAACTTCGGCAGTAACGGTTATGTAATAGGAAGCAAAGAAACCGAATTTGATATTAAACAGGCAAGCGGAACAGAAGACGGATACAAAAAATATAAAGAATTTGCAACAGATTGCGATGCTTATATCTCAAAACTCATTAACGGACAGACTTCAACATCCGACGAAAAAAGCTACGTGGGAAGTGCAGAGGTGCAGGAGCGTGTTTTAAATACTTACGTAAAAGGCAGACTTCAAAGAATACAGCGTGTAATTAACGACAAACTTATTCCTTTCCTTACGGAAAAAGGATATCCGCTTGGAGGCGTGAAATTTCAGTATGTTGATTTATTGAAAAAAGAAGCAAAACCTACCGTAACCGATACGGAAGAGCAAAAAAAAAAATCTGAACTTCAATTCGATTTAAACAGTTTTTATAATACGTTTCAAAGCAATGATAATACGCTCGAATTTGCTTTACCCGGTAACAACTTACAAGCCGTTTTCGACAAACTCGTTAAAAAACTGCATAATTATGCAAGCAAAGATAAACTTCCGAAAGACAGTGAGCTTATTAAAGAAGGTGAGGAACTGATAAAAGAAACTGCTCTTGTTTTTGAAAAAGCTTTGGGCAAAGGAATTGAACTTGCAAAATACTCACCCGACAAAGCATTTAAACAAAAACTGACACAAAGCGTTTGGGTATTCAGCGGATTTAAAACAGACCGCCAATTAAAAGATATTTCAAAACTTTTATTTGCAGACGGCAAACTAAAACCGTTCAATAAGTTCAGAGATGAAGTCCTTAAAATTCACAAAAATTATAATGTAAACTGGCTTAAAACAGAATACAACCAAGCCGTATCTGCAACGCAATCAGCCGTGCGATGGAACAAATACGAACAAAATGCAGACCGTTATTATTTGCAATACAGAACCGCAAACGATGAGCGTGTGAGAACTTCGCATGCCGCACTTAACCGCATTACTTTGCCCGTATCCGACAACTTTTGGAACGAACACTATCCGCCCAACGGTTGGGGTTGCCGATGCTCGGTTATTGAAGTCTTAAAATCGCAATATGATGAAACATCACAGAAAGACGTAAAAGAAAAAAGCAAAAACATATTCCCGACCGAAAAAGATAAAATTTTTGCTTATAACCCGGGTAAAACAATTGCACCTTTTCCGCCGAAACATCCTTATTATAAAGTTCAAAACAGTTTAGCTGCTATTATTGAAAATGAAGCTTTGAAACTTTGGTCAAGAACAAATGCTAAAAGTATTGCTAAAAATACCATTGAAAATAACAAAGATGTTATTGGCAAATCTTTTACATTAAAAAATATTTCAGAACCTGTATCAGTAACAAAAAACACTTTTAAAAAGAATTTAAGATTTGGAGAAGGATTTATTAAACGCATTACAATACTTGAAAATGTT